TTCAAATAAATTATACAAAATATTTCCAACTGCGAGTGGCGATTTTGTTAATGCTTATTTAGATGAAACTATTTTAGTTCATTATGCCAATATACAACCAGCAAGGGATGACTACATTCCGGTCAATTGGGCGGATGGAACGCCTCAACCATCAGAAATGAAAAGTCCTTATACAACTGGTTTTGGGTTCGTCGCTCAAAAAGGATATGATTTATTCTGGAAGAATATGCTGACTGGTGATATTAATCGTTATACAAGTGGTCGTAATTTTTGTAAATTCGCTCAGTATGTAGAACCAGAAGGAACAGTTCTTGCGAAATATGTTAATAATACAATATATGAAGTAGAAGATGCATTGGTTTTTGGTGGTAGAGGACTGCCATCAAAACACGGAACTAACAGTCCATGTATGGGTTTTGGTATAGTTAGTCTTGATAGACTTGACGCATACATGGCGAATATGATAGTTTCAAAATGGTTAGAAGTTATTGCTGGTGAAACTTTAAATGTTGATGCTGGAACTGCTACACCAGATGCTTATTACAATCAAGGGACATATGAAAGATATAGTATTGACAATATCGCAATGCTTATACTAAAAGTAAATCAACCAGTAGCAAGTAATATTATCGCAACCAAAAAATCAGTAAAATTATTAAAAGAGTGTCTTTATCCACTGGCACGACCAAGTCTTACAGGGGATGATTATGAATTTCAAGAAAGAGGGGTTAAAAATATTGATGCTTATAAAAATTTTGTATCAGATTTACAATTCGGAAGACTTGACGATCAACTAACATCAACTGCAACAAGTAAATTTACAGAAGATGAAATCGGCACAGAAACAGAAAGAACCGCACCAAATTATGATGGTGTCTCACCAAAAACGAACCAAATTTCAATGGCGACCCCGCTTCAAGCGATTATCATGTCTCAAACGGGGTATATGACATCAACGCCTTCATCAACTTTATTTCCGCCAGAAGATTATAGCACATATAACGGTCTTACATTTAATCCATCATATGACTCTCAGACCACAGACCAGACGGGCGTTGAAGGACAACCGCAAGATTACGGAACTGGAACTAAAAGCGGTGATATGGAAATTTGTTTTAGAAGAAAACTTCCAGCATTAGTCGGTGATAAATATAAGTCTCGTCATCCTTTTTACACTTATTGGAGAGATGAAATTGATTTAATAAATGATGATGATTTAGGTGAGGATACTATTTTTTCTGTATTTAATCCAAATGGAGAACGATTTAATAATGAGATATTTAAACCAATTGAGGGAGATATAGAAGATAAAGGAATTGGATGTATTGGTTTATTTCTTAGAGAAACAATGAAAGATGGAACGCCATTAACAAATGACATGGTCCCGTGGTTAGGTTCTGACCGTCCTGCACCATTTAAAAATATTCGTGAAATCCCTTTCATAGCGTATATTAGTGCTGATAATTTAAATGTTGTAGAACCAGCACCATCAACGAATATTATAAATGAAAATAAGAATTTTCCATGGGTTCAAACTGGCGAGTTCTTTGGTTGTAGTATGAGTTTTCAAGATCAAAAATTAGCGAAGATTATAAGCACTCAACAAACAAATATGCAAGAGATGGGTGCAGTGGTAAGTGGAAATGCTGATATACAAAGTATAAAAAACTATCAAGACGGAAGTCAATATTTAGTGCCAAATCCAAATGATACTCAACCAAATCCGATGGATTACAGATGTCATGCTTTTACAACCCCTGTCAATCTAAATGGCGGAACTTATCCGCCGACTAATCCAAGTCGCTATACTGATGTAGATTTCACTCCATTTCATTATGAAGGATATGTCCATATTGGAGCAGAAAATCCCCTTATCGGGTTTGATGATGTGAGTGGTAAATTTAAATTTAGTCAATTACATACAGCGATAAGGGCGGGTAATGGTTCTTATTCAAATATAAGACAACCAAAAGTCGGAGATACTGCTGGTGATGGGTATGTTCCAAATGCTGATTTTGCAACAGAAGTATTAGAAATTTATAGTCAAGGTTCAGCAATATCACAATATATGGGTGGTCTTATTCAAACAGCAACTGGATATAGTAAAGTCGGCGATAGTGGTCAATTATTATATAAATTGTCTCCAACGGATATTCCAATAATTAATGCTATGGGGACAAATACTTATGATGGTGTGGTTCAACAATATAGTTGGAACTTGGCGGATTATCCTCCCCCCGCTCCGAATACACCGTGGGGCATGAGATATAAACCAGCATCTGGAAAACCATTTCCTTTTGTAAGTCAAATTAACGATCCAAATAATCCAATTAATTCATCACAATCTGGCGTTGCTATTATTAGATTAACATGTCCGAATGCCTCTGGAACTTTAACAAAGAATTTAACTTGTGATAAACCATTTGAATATGTTGGAACATTATTTGACAAGATGGGTTTTGATTTAGAGCAAATTATACCATTTACTGGCGAACAGAATAGTATTTTTAATAGAGAAAATTACAATAGATATATTGGATATAATCAACCACTATCTGATAAATATCAAAATATGGTTAAACCAGCAACAACAAATGCATATGTATCTGGCAATCTTGCTTTGGGTTTTACTCAAAATTACTGGGGAAGTCCGATGGAAAATCTGGGTGCTGTAAATCTACAAATACCAGCAAAAACAGAAGCAGTATCAGATAGTATTATTGCTAATAAAATTGCTAAAAAGATGTCTTATCCGTATCTGGTGGTTCATAGTGATATTGTAGAACAACATAGAACATTTTATGGTGGAAGTTATATATGTCCGACTCCATCACTTGGATATATAAGTCGTAATTATTCAGAAGCAGATTACTTTTTTGGGTTCAGCACTGACTGGCAATATATAGTTGATAAACCTCATTTAATAAATAGTTTTACAATTGATATAAGACTTCCAAACGGACAACCCGCACCACTTGATTCTAATAGTAGTTTAATATTTAAAATAATTAAAAATAATAATCCAGATATTATTATTAAAAAAGATACTAATAATAAAAAGAAAAGAAATTAATAATTACTCTTACGATAAAGCATTGGACGACGACGCATTACAATTCTTTTAGTTTGTTTTTTTTTTGGTTTAACTGGTTTATCTTTTCCTTTCTGAAAAATAACAGTTTCTGGTATTTCTGGGTTTTTTTCTTTTTTAAGTTGTTTGTCTATCTTTAATTGCAATTGAGATGCAAAACTTCCGACTTCTAATTCATTAAGATCCATATTATAATATTATATTAGAAATTAAAATATAATATAATATTATAATATAGAATGTCCCTCATAACTCTAAGAAGTCAAATTAACGAATTATCTGCCGAGAGCATTGATAATTCATATATTCAAAATACATTTAAAGAAGGTCTAACAGTAAATCCAACAGATACTGTAAGTCTTGTATCTTTATCAATGAATAAACAAAATAAAATAAATATTTCTGATGGTAATGATACTTTAATATGGCGATTCGGTGGAAGAGCACAATTCGCCCAGCATGTAGTAAAACTAACTCATGGTTCTTACACACCAGAAGAAATGACAACTGTTCTACAATCTGGTCTAGACGATAGTGTTTTAATCGGAGTATTCAAACGGCAGGTTGGAGATGCTACAAAAGGATTTAATGTAGAATATGACAGCACTGCTAATCCAAAAGAATGGACTATTACGATGACAGTCCAGTCTGTTCCAATTACGGGCGATGGCAATCTTAACACATTTGAAGTTCATGAAAATCTAACTGAAACTAATAATAGAAATGATGGAATTACAGAAGCAGATACACCAGTCGCTAATGAAAAAGGATATGAATTCAAAGGTCTTCCATACGGGACTGGTAAAGTGGATCTAAATGGACCAGACTCGCCTTTTGATACTCGTGAGCGAAATAATATAAATGTTGGTGATAAAGGGGTTTTTGCTAATGGCGGTATGCATGGTGTGGTCTCTTTTAGTCAAAATGGTATTGAAGAAATTTACGGGTCGGAAGGATGGGATTATACAACTGTTCCAACTCTAAAAGGCATTCAACAAACTGGAACTCAATTTCCAGAATTTTTAACATTAGATGTTGATATTGATATTACTGACGCTTCAACTGCACAACAAGCATTAGGATGGGATTATAAAATTAGAGAAACTGGTGGTTTAAACCGCTTTCTAAAAAATGATGGGTCTCGTGTTCCAGAGATGTTTTTACGAATGTTCCGCCTTGCTGGAACTACTAATGGCAATGTCCAGAATGGTATTTTTGTAATGGGTTCAGATGGGACTGTTGATGCTACGGATGCTTCTAATTGGGATAGTGCTATTCCTTATTGGTGTATGGTAAAATTATTAGATGGCGAGGGTTCAGTATCTAAATTAGGACAATTAGTATCACTTGAAGAAGATAGTGCTGGTAATCCAATTAGACCACCAAATGGCGAATTAGCGACACTATTATCAACTTCCACATTTGAGGGTTGCCGTATTCTTAATAGAGATGGGTCGCCACTAACAGTTCAATTTGACGGTTCATTAGGACATAATCCAGTAAGCATCGGTTTTGCGAGAACTCAGTTATTTAATGCTGTTTTAGACGATCCGACTAATCCAGACGCTTACATTCAGAGCGGAATAGCAGACCAAGCAGGATATGATGTTGTTGTTAGTTGCACTCCAAATTTTGAAAGTTCAGAACACGACCCTCAAATTGAAGTCGGTATATTGCTAAAACGGGCAGGAACATCTTATTACAGTGCTAATTGGAGACAACCAAAACTACTTTATTCTAAAAAAGCATCAGATGTATTTGGTGCTACATGGAATAATAACGATGTTGTAAGACTTGATGTAGAAGTATCTGGATTAACTGGTATAATCACTTATGCTTCTTTTAGCAGTGATGGCGGTGGCACTTGGTCTGCTCAGACTGTTTTAGTAGAGACATCCACATCACCAATAACTCTTCCAGATGGTTCATCTTATACTTGGAATAACACGATTAAAGAAGAACATTTTCCTCTACGCCCTGTTTTTTGTATGTGTTCTGGCGGTCATTATAGTATGAATCGTCAAGTATCATCAGGGGATTATGCTAATTCTATAACTGTTGGTCTATATGACCGTGAAGAATATACATCTGGTTCAACTTCATCTGTATCTGCAAGTAATAATGAAGAGGGCGACGATGCGACAACTCTGGTTCATGCACAAAGAACTCATCTCACTCAGACAGACGGGTCATTAGCAAGAGACGTAAGTTTAACAGCAGAAGTAGCAATTAATCTAAGCACTATGTGGAAACTTGGAGCAATAAGACCACAAGATATAGATTCATCTGCCACATCAACAACTACAATTCATCCTGACGATGTTATTCCAAATATAGCGTCAATCATGCCAACTATTGCTTTTCCAAGACTTTTCAAAGTATTAAAATCTGCTACAAGTGGAACACCATGTCCGATCTCAAAGGGCGGTTATATCGGTAATTCTGCTACTCCAAATTTAACTGTTGAACTATTAAACTTTAATAATAGCGGTCGCAATGGTGCTAATGGTGATACTAATAAAGCAATTGCTGTAATTCCACGAGAGCAACTTACTACTGGTGATACTTCGGGAACTCTCCATTACAACGCACGATTTCCAATTAAAATTGATCTAAATGTATCACATCAACAAACCATTTATAGCATGACAGCAGTTCTTAGAGACAGTGATGGTAATATTGTTAAATCACTCAATTATCCAACTGAATTAACTTTACTATTTGAAAAATCAGAACAGACTAAAATGGAAGCAGTTATAGAAAGAATGATTAACAAGATGGGAGACCAGCAACAGACATTGATAGATAATATCGGAATTAAAAATCCTCGTGTATAATATAATGAAAGAATTCAACATGACAAGAGTAAAAGCAAATGCTAAGAAACTCGGAGTTGAAGTTAAAAAAAGCATCAATCCAAAAAAGAAGATTGATGTTTTTAAGAATGGTAAAAAAATTGCTTCCATTGGAGCAACTGGTTATAAAGATTATACAATTACGCTTGATGAAAAAAAACGAGACAATTATTCAAAACGCTTTGCTAAGACTAAAAAAATTGTTGGTTCTCCATCTTATTACGCTTGGAAGTTGTTATGGAATTAGATATGGTCTAATGCATCTTCTTCAATCATACAACCATTACTTTCTTCACATAACCAACTGAAATTATAATTAAACAAATAAGTATCGCTCCCTTGTTTCTCACATTTAAACTTATTCATTCTGTAATACTTCGCAAGAGAACGAGAATTATATATTTTATCACTTCTTGATTTAAGATATTTATTAAGATGGTGGATTATATCTTTAATCTTAACTTTATAATTATCACCTTTAACAAGTTTTTCATCCATAAATTCTTTTACTAAATCTTGGTCTGCTGTATATTCATCATTCATTTCTGATTTAAGTGAGAAGTTAGGATTTTTAAGATAATCTTGAAAATGACTAACAATTGTTTTAAAAAAACAACACCGCCATTTTACTAATTTATTTTCAATTTCATTATCAGTAATAAATTCTTTTAATTCATAATTGTCTTCTGTAATAATACTTTTATCTGGTCTAATTCCAAATGTGCTTTCAAATGGAATTATATCCAAGCGGTTCATAACCGCCCCTTCACTTCTATCCATATTAGGGATGTCATTACAAAGCATAGATAGAGATGCCTTTGGTTTAAATTCTTCCATAACACCAGAGTATAAACGCCTCATACTAATTTTATCACCGCCAGATAATTCTTTAATTAAATTACTATTTAATTTTTTAGATACTTCTGGTTCATTCATACTAACAATTCTACATGTTTTTAATACTTCATATTGTGGAGATGCAGAACCACCCTCATTTTTAGATCCTTGTAAGACTGAACTATTCATAACACCATAATAAGAACCGAGCATCTTACTTAATAAATCCATCGTTAAAGATTTACCATTTCTACCAAAGTTAGACCAGATTGAAAATTTATGTCTTCTTTTATTACCGTCAAGAGCAGAACACAAACTTTTTAAGAAATGTGTTCTAATTTCAATAGTTGGAAATACTTTATTAAGATATAGTTCTTCAAATTCTTTCATAAGTGTTTCAGATGGTTCTACATAATCATATTCAGTTGTTGTTGAAATAAAATCAGTTTTTTCTAATGAACGAAACTCGCCTTTATATAAATCCCATACACCATTATTAAAAGCAATTAATTCATCTTTACTATCGATTTTATTAAAGAAGTCTTTATTTTCATTTTTAGATCTCGATACATATTTACCGAGCGTTTGTTGTGTTCTACGGATTGAACTAATACAAGTTAAAAGTTCTTTCCAATCTTGCATTTCAAATTTCAATTTATTTTTTTCTTCTTTTGCTTTATCTTTTAAATCATCATCTGACGGCATCTTAAATGTTTTAAACAATTTAGCAACGCTATTATATTTTTCATGAATAAGTGGAACAATTTTATTTTTAAGAATTTGTTCTAATTCATAACAACTTGCTTCGGCAATATCTTTTTTGTAAATACCATTTTTATAAACATAATACAAATTATCATAATAGATAATATCTTCACCGCAAAGTTTATATAACCAGTTAATAACATTATCAAGAACTCCACCATCAATAATTTCATTATTATCAATAGCAGTTATGATTTTTGACATCATATCGGAGTTAAGATATTTTTCGTCATTTGGATTAAATGTTTTTTTAAACTGTAAATAATCTTCATCGGTTGAGATATTAGATTTATAATCCCACTGAATCGGACTGTCTTTCGGACAAACATCAATTAGTTCATATTTATATGGGTCTTCAATTGATGCATCAAACATAAACCCGTCAAACATCGGGACAATTAAATCGTGTTCGTCTTTAATTGCATGTTGAATAAAAGAATTTTCATTAATACAGAACATTTTATTAACTTGCGATGATACTGGATTTTTTTCATTTGTAGTTGAAATTTCATCTTCTCCGTATAATTCAATGTAGTCATCATTTTCTAAGAATGTATTAAATGCTTCCATTTTCTCAGCGTGTAATTTTCTTAAGAATTTGTCTTTTGTTTTAAAATTATCAATATTCAAAAGAACAAGTAAATCTAATTTTGATGATTTAGTTTTTTTTAAAACCTCTTCACGATTTTTACAATATTTATTGATATGTTCGTATGAAATTTCATCATCTAAATAAGTTGTATTATATTGCTGTATCATACCCAGTAAAACATTCCAATGACAATTTTTAATATCAATATCTTTATAATAATCGCCAGTAATAATTTTTCTAATATCTGCTTGTAAAGATTGAACTCCAAAACCATCAACATAAATACGACCAGATGATTTACCTTGTGAGTATTTATATTTCTGTGGAATAGTGATATAATCAAATCCTTCTTTCCGTTCTGAAAAACATTTCTTACAAAATTTAATAACACATTTGTAATAAGTTTCTTTCGTCCAAACCTTATCAAGCATAAGGTCATCTGGATTAAATGAAAATTTCTTAGTTAGTTCATCAACAGTGAGTGATGCAATAAAAGCACATCCAGAAATTGAAACTTTGTCTGTAAATTCTTTTCTACTCATTCTATATATACTATGTATAGATTTTATTTTTAAGTATTTTTTTTAATCAATTTTTTATTTATCTAAAATAAATAAAAAATAGTGGGTTTAAAGAAATTTAATTATGAGTATAATGAATAAGATCGCTGACATCATTACCAGCACAATCATATATTAATTCTACTTCAACTTCTATATCTGGTGATGAAAAAATATTAGTTAATTCATTACAACATATCGGAATATTATTATTATTTTCAATTTCCTTAATCTTATTTAAATGTCGCTGTGTTTTAATATGACTGTGTTTATTTTTTAATGATAGTCCAGTTTTACCACAATGACAATCATAAGTTAATTTATTGTAATATTCTTTCATATATTTTCTACGATTTTCTCTAATGTGTTCTTTCTGTGCATCTTTATCTAACCAAGTTGATTTACATGCATTCAATAAATTATCTATACCATATTTATCTATATATAATTGTTCTTTCTCAAATCTAAAATTTTCTGTAAATTCAAGTATTTCCATTTTCCAACCATTATCCCAACCACCATTCTCCTTAATATATTTATACAAAGGACGATTTACAACCTTTTTATGGTTGCTCTTACAATCTTTCTTATGACTTAAAAGTCTGTTATTTAAATTAGCAGTAGAACCAATGTAAAATTTTTCAAACTGAGGATTGTGTAATTTATAAATACAATACATTTATTATATAATATGTGAAGATAAAAAAAACTCCTAAATAAACGAGGACACCTATTTATTTAATATATATTTTACTATATTCATTTTCTCTTCTTCACTTAATTTATAAAAATCAATCATACTCTTTATTGATGTAATCTTCTTTTCATCATAATTAGTATTAACTGTTTTTGATTGATTATAATAATTTAATATATGGTTATTAATCCAAGCATTTCTCTCTTGACTAACTTTAATATACTTGATACAATCAACATCTTTTGTATTATTCAACCATATCGGAGATGGTGATAAACATGGATAATTTGGTTCTATTTTATCAAATGCGTGATCAAACACACCCTCTGGAATTGAAGCAGTTTGTATAATAAGATTATCTGCATATTTTGCTGGTAATAGTTTTTTCAATTCTTTAAACCCTGCCTCGCCACGTTTATCAGACATTTTAAGACGAGGATAAATTGCTCTGGATTTATCAAATACAATTAGATCTTCTTGGTGTAAGTATTTGTATAATTTTTTAAGGTTCATTAAATATTCTATACCGAACAGATTTTTAGCGACTAAAATACAATGGTTCATATATTGTATATATATATATTAAAATGCTTTATATACCATATATCTATATAACTCCGTTTATGCTCTTTTTGTTCTTTAAGTAGTTATAATATAACTATTAAAATGCTATATAAAGAATATAATATTAATATTATATGCCCCTTTAAGCACTTTTATAGTTATATTTATAATAGAAATATGCTATATATAGCACTTAAATAGTTATATTGAAGACAAGACGATAAGAAGACGAAAAATATGAAAGTAGAATTCTATTTTCATATTTTTTTATTTTCAAATTATTTTTTTTTATTCATCACTACTTTTATTATTTTCATCTTTTCTATCTTCTTGTCTTTTTTTATTATTATTATCTTCATCAATTTCAAGATACGCCCCTTTCTTACCACCCTGATAAAGAAGATTATTAAAATTCTTGTAGAGTTTAGGGGGGTTGTGGGTTAAGTCTGCGTAAGTCCATTGATATTTCTCAGTTCCATGCACCTCATTCATTAATGATCTAAATGATTTATCACCGCCAAAAGAATCGCTTAGTTCATCTGATAGTTTTTCCATTTCTTTCATATTAGTAATATTACCAAGTAAATAATGACTCGCATTATTTCTGGCGATTGGTGGTAAGGATTTGAAATTCTGTGATGCCATAAAAAGCATTCCGCAGTTATAATGTCTATATCTACTACAAAGTTTCCAAATTAAAGACGAGGATTTGATGCCAATAAAATCATCTAAAATTAAAGCAAAGCGTTTCTGTTCTCTTTTGTCTGTGAAACTCTCTTGATATTTGATAATATCCGCTATTATAGAATCATCGTATCTATCATAGACAGACCCTTTATATTTTTCTACTAAGAAGCGACTTGTATCATCGTTGAATGCCGTGTTAGAAATAATGACGACATAATCAAAGGCATCTTTATAAAAGTTTTTTGATAATAGAAGATTTGAAATTAAAGAACTTTTGCCCGAACGAACTGGTGCTACACAAAGACAAAGACATCCATTTTCTATATTCATTAAGTTAGGGTGTATTTTTTTCTTTAACGGGTTCTTTTTTTCATTAGGTCTTATCGGATAGATATTTAAATCAAAGGGTTCATCCATTATATAATATATATAATATATATATATTATATTATATGACTTTAACATCGTTTAACATTATAGAATTATCAACGGCAGTGGCGACTATTTTCGGTGCTTGTGGTATGCTTCTTGCAGTGACCCAGAAGAGTAGATGTAAAAGGTTTAAATGTTGTTGTGGATTAATAGATTGTGATCGTGAAGTGATTGAAACACCATTACCAGAAGTAGAAGAAGAAAAAATAGATATTACAGTGGATGATGATGCTGATGAAAGTAAAACACAAGCACCCCCAACTCTAAATATTCCAGTTCCAAAAATAGTTAGTAAAATACCGATTAGTCAAACGAAAGTGTAAAATCACCATAAACAACATGAAAAGTATTTTTTTGCTTTTCCTTCTTGTCCTTTTTAATTGGTTGATATTTGCCTTTAACATATCTTAATCTAATTTTTTCACGATTTCTTTCATAATATTTTCTATTATAAATTCTGCGTTGTTCGTCATCCATCTTTATATTTTAGATAGATAATTAAATATAAAAGACTATTCGTATAAATATATGGTTCTGGTTTTTCAAGTCATTTTACATCGTTAATCTGTTCTTCTAAATCTAATTTCTTTTTTTTAATTTCGTCAATTACTTTTGTCTTAATTCCTTTGTCAGTTTTCTTATAAACATTATCTAATGATTTATGAATATCTTTTCCATATACAGCAATTAGATTAGCGATTTCTTGACATTCGGAACAAAAATAACCACTGACAACATATTCTGATGAATTTTTACATAAAGCACAGTTAAAAACCATTTAATATAATATAATATGAGATATTATATAATATTTTAAAATTGATATATTAAACAGAAATCATTAATTCAGTTTCCATATCAGAATAATCTTTTAGTTTTTTTTCAAATACTGGTTGAGGCGGACAGAGTTTCTTAATAATACAATTACGAAGATTTTTACTTACATGTTTATTATTCATATTTAAATAAATATTACTTCTGGAAATTCCATATCGCTCCCCGATTTGTTTTTGATTAATAAAAAATATTTTTTCAATATAATCTCCATCATCATCAAATTTTTCAACGACATAATGATAATTATTAGTATTTTTGCTTCCGACAGTTCTTGGCATTTTATCCTATATATATATATAGCAAGATAATTTTAAACCATTTTAATTATATATTGTGTTTAATATTTAATATTTAATATTTAATATTTTTAACCCATTACTGAAACACGACCGTTTTTAATATTAACTACTTGCTGATACTGCGACCAGCAGAAGCATGTCTTTTTAGCAGTGTCTGATGCGTTTGCACTACCAGTCTGAGTCACACGGCGGAGATTTCTTTCAAGAGTAATATTTTTCTGTCCTACAAGTGTTCCACTGTCATTAGAAGGGTCGGTTCTAAGATCAATAGCGTTGTAATGACACATACCCTCCCTTACGAAAGTTCCATTTGCGATACTTGTTTCACATGGAAAACCATTAACAGCGACATCAGTCCAGCGACTGTTAGTATATGCTCCGAGAGTTGTTGTGTCCTTAGAAACACTCTGGTCAAAAGAATATTCTGAATTCGCCACACAAATATCAGTTCCCATTGCTTGGGCAAGTTGATTTTGCTGGTAAGATTCACGCTCTACCGCACGGTTATAAAGAAGACGGTCATTAACTCTAAGGTTGTAAGATGATGGCAACCATGTTGCTTTTGAATGATAAAGACCAAGTTGAGATGATAGAAGTGGTGTTCCATCAGCATTAAACGACTGGTCTGCCATGACAATTGTTTTTACTACTTTTCCAGCAAGACCAATTTCACGAGATACAGTTTGATTTGGTTCAGTTGATGCTGGAATATTCATTGTGGTTAAACTAAGATTATCATATGGGACGGTAAGACCAGTGCTTGACATAATCATATCAGCGACTTCACTCATACGGTCTTTTCCAGATTTACCCATTCCATGATAAGTGAGATGGTCTGATAAGAAACGAACAGTTCTTGGATCAACAGCACACCCAAAATTACCACCACCACCACCCGCATAATCACTTGGAAAAATACCAATTGCTCCCTGATCTGCATTTGCAGTTCCTTGCTGTGTAAATTCAAGTTCAAGAACACATTCATCGTTCATAGCAAAAAGTGGTAATTGCAGACCTTTCGCAAAGTGAGGAAATAACTGTGAGAGTTTTACAAGACCGACAGGGACAGAAACAAGTTCATCATCTTGAACTCCCATTACGACTGATTGAACTCTCTTACCAACACCAGTTGAATCATCACCCCAGTCGCAATTTGCTGGTTGAAAGCGACCATTGCCATCATTATCTGGTTCAACGCCATCTGATGTAAGCATGTATGTCGCATCTCTATGAGTGCGTTCTGCTTGTGTTTTAAACTGGTTATTAATAGTTAAATAACGACCAAATTGTTCGGTTTGTGCTAAAACTACTGAACCACAACGGAGAGTAGCACGTTCAATACATGCTCCAATACCAGTTTTATAAGGATAGAAAGGTTTTTTAGCAAGACTTGTAGCGTCAGTAGTTAGAGTTTTATCAAGGGCGACACACCCGAGTTCCACTGCTGAACCGACATCTAAAATCCCTTTACGAGGGATTACAAAGCGGACGGAATTTGTTGTGATAGTTGTTGGATCAAGAATGCTTGTTTCAATTGTCATATTATCAATGGTTGCCATTGGAGAGATTTGGAGGACTTCTGGAAGATTAGACATTTATATAATAATATAAGAAATTAATTTATTATATTATTTTTAAAAAAAGAAATAGAATGATTAATTTAATTTACAATTACTACACCGTTGGGTGAATAGTTTAGAGTGTTCTGAGAAAGAACATAAGTAAATACACTATTGGGGGAGATGCCGTTTAATCCAGATTTAACTCTAAGTCCGTATGCTTGACGACTGTAATCTACACCAACATCAAGTTCCGCTGATTTGACACCAAATCCATAAACTGGTGCATCTTGGTCTGGAAGAGTATTTTTATTACGTGCGATGCCTCTGCTAAAAGGTTGATTAATGTGAGTGTTAAGATTAAAGTTAGTATTAAGAGAACACATTGAAGCGGTCATATTTTTAAATGATTTAATACTGTTAATGAAATTACTTAGAATTTCAGTTTGAGGGCGAACGGATGTCTGAATGTCTCGCTCTATAATGGGTTGTTCTAATGGGAAGTTCATGCCACCACGACTGAAACTAACTTCCTGCACATCTACAATTTCATCATAATCTGTTGCGGTAGAGGATGATTTATTTCTTAAATAATCTGTTTTAAGACTATCAACAAGACTGTTATTAATATGAGTTGTCGGAAGAACTGTGCTATGAACTGATAGAACTTTCTGAGAACCAAGATTGAGACTTAATACTTGGTCTGAACTATTCATTACTGAATATATATGATTAACGCCGTTGTAAGACATTGAACCAGTTGAAGGCGTCCCCATTTGTGCTTGAACTTCGGCATTTGGAACAAGAAGTGTATAAGATAGACTTACATTACTTAGTTCATAAGATACTGAACCAGCAGTGCGGGTTGTTGGTGATGCCCCTGCTACACTGCCAATAGCATTAGCATCTGGGGCGAGTTCAAGTTGAATAGAAATTCCACGAGTGCCATTAACAGAAAGTGGGATCATGTCATTACCGTTAAATAATCCACATCGGAGAGGGATAGATACAGAAGTGGTTTCATTTAATCCACAAGCACCAGTTAAGGCACGAGATGAATTGCCAGTTTGCTGGGATAGACCACAATCAAAATCTGCGGATGAATGAGTTGTGGGGAGTGTTCCAGCGAGAAACATGGGATAATTACGGATTGTTTCTAATGTTTTCTGTTCTTGGTTTGAAATAGTAATCTGATGAATAACAGAAGCAGAGGCGACACGATTGTTAAATGATGCATTAAATAGAGGGCGACCAGCACCACTATTACCAGTGGTTCTACCGTTATTTACAAGTTGTGTTGCTGTTCCACCAGCAGGGGTCGCCTTAATAGAAACATCTGCATTAACTCTAATGCTACTGCCTACTAAAAACTTATTTTGTGAAGAGATTTCAAACTGAACTATTGGAAATCCTTTTGAAAAACCATAAGTGGGAACTGTGTTTAGAGGATCAATTTCAACGAATTCTTGGGATTGAATGACGGACATTTTAGTATATAATAATATAAGAAATTAAATTATTATATAAAATGTTTTTTAAATTAAATTAACGAATAACTTTTACTCCCTCTTTTGAGATATTAAGGCGATTTAAATGACAAATTTGATGACAGAAATTTTTCGCCTGTCTTGCTCCAAGTGGATATTCAACACGAAGTGCTACACTCTCGTCAGCGAGATTATACACTTGTCCGTAGCGTGATAAAGCACGAGCGATAATGAGTTTCTTCTTAACATCAAGTAAATCTCTTACAACAAGACCACAGTTAGAAATTGCTTTTTCTGTTTCAAGAAGGGCGAGTTGAGAAATTGCTGACGATGTGTCGCTTGTAGTTCTGGTTAAATCTACTGCTCGGTCTGGAACAGTTGAATTACCAAGCACATATTGATAAGAACTTGCCTCATCTGGAAGTGCTTCAAGTGAATCGTATCTAATATCAGAACTCGCAAGAGTTGAGAGAGGGACAGAAAGAATAGAATATGCACGAGTTTGCTGTGCTGGAATGTTCTGCGTTGTTAGACCAGATGTAGCAAATACATTATTTCTATAAGTTGTGTAAGTTTTATAATCCATGCTAAGACCTTCGGATGTTCCAACTTTATTAACAAGACGAGATACATATTCAGCGGGTGGTTGAACTTGGTCTGTAATTATTTCAAGTTCCGATACTACCCATCCGATCGGGGGATAGTTAGTTGTGATGCCAGTATTCGCCCATCCCTGAGGGTGGTCTGCTTGACGGTCTTCAATTTTAACATAGAGCATACTGGTTGTGGGATGTGCTAATGTAAGACCAGCACCAACTGCTCTATCAGGGATGTAAGTTAATTTTAATGTGTTGCCATTAGCAGTATCAATTGATACGCCAGTGACTACACCAAGTGCTTCTTCGTTTGTTCCATTGACATCATCTGCTACATATATTTTATCGCCTATAAAGTAAGGATTATTAGCGACATGGTCAGCATCACTAATGGCGACAGACTCTGTGAATTCAGTGCCAACGGCGGTTTTAGAATCATCGCCAATTGCTTTTGCAACTTCAATTGTTGGTGCAAAATTTATATAACCTGAATAATACTTAACACCATCTTGTCTCATATCAGACATTGATTTTTCAGCAGTATCAAAATTTACTGTCATACGAAGACCAGACATTGCCATAAGTGGAGCGATATTTGAACCGCCTAAAATACCAGATCCGACAATTGGAAGTTGAACTTGAACTTTTTCATTAGTAGCAGTGGTGCGAATTACAGTTGCATCTGTTGGTTGAACTGCGGGTGGTTTATGATAAAGAAGACCCGCAAGAACATCTGCATTAAAAGAACGACCCTCAAACATATCTCTTTTGTTATTAATGGTTTCATTTCCTGTATAGTTCCATGAATTAGCGACAGTCTGGTTATAATCTTGGAGATTTTCTAATTCTGTAATACCATCGCCAGTTTGAATGCGAATATCACGAATAAGTGAATGTGCCCCAGCGTATTTACATGGACGATTCCATCCACGACCAGTAAGTTCAATATTCATTTTTAAAGTTGTGCGTTCTGGATTAATAAATCCTAAATACTGGGGAATTAAAAATCGTGCTTGTGAAGATGGAACATAGTCAATCTGACTATCAGGTTTAATACTAATAGTTTTAGATGCTACGAATTCTTGATCGGTATTGGCGGAGAACATTATATATATAAGCAATATTTTTTTTTTATATATTTATTCTATTTTAAAAAAATTAAAATGCTTAACATTGAATATTATGTTTAGAAAGCGGAAGCACTTGCAGGGACATCAACCACACCATCGGAACTTGGCATAACTAACCCATGTCTTGATAATGCTGTTGAAATTGCTGGTGCTTTTGGAGGGTCGTGTGGTGCGTGTTCGTGATGAAATAAATCATATATACCAAGACCGACACCAGCAAGAATAGCAACAGGCGGTGCTAAATCACCCGCTATACCGAGTGCTGTCATTCCTTCTGCTCCAATAGCACCCGTTAATGCTTCTGATGCGGAAGCACCAGCATCTTCAAGACCAGATTTAAGTGCTGTTTTACCAGCGTTAATCGCAATATTTGTTCCTTCCTCGCCAGTGTCTAATACTGCTGTTGTTTCTGGTGCTGAGGCGGGAGTTGCTTCTTCAACGGGTGGTGCTTCTGGAACTGGTGGTCTTGACACGGATGATATAGTTGGTTTCCCACTGAAAAAATCACTACTGATTTCAGAATTATTAGACCAACTTTCTGGATATGCAATTCTTGAAGGGGCGACATCGCCAGTTTCTATACCCTGTCCCGCATTATAATCTGGTAGTCGTGGTTCAACATTCGTTCCCTCCATATTAAATCCTTGTCTTGGTCTAATACCACTTACACCGAATCTTAAAGAAGCACCACGAGTAGCACCCTCTACTTCATCTAAATCAACCGCCGTTGGATCAACACCACTACCGAACATGCTTTCACCACTTCCAACACCCTCAGAAGATACTTCTGGAACAGATGACGATGCTTCTGCTAATGGTTCTTCATCTACTGTTTCTAATGTTTTAGTTGATTTTACAGCACTGCCAGACCCATCATCAACTGTTGCTGGATCTACTTCTGGTGCTGTTTCTGGTGCTGTTTGACTTTCTGGTGTTTTTCCATCAAGGTCAGTTGTCTCGTCCTCTTTAATATCTTTTGTTCCCTCTTTTAATTTAGTTGCTTTTCCTTCTGCTAATTTAGCACGTCTTGCTTGAATTTTTTTATATGCTTCTTTACCCATTTGTAATCCGAGACCAGTTGATGCAGTCAATTCATCAATCTGCTCTTTTTTATCTTCATCAAGTCCTATTTGTTCAGACAATTTTGATCTCCAATTATTATCAAATGAAGAAGTTGCCGAGTTAATGATATTGTCAATCGCCCCAGCATCCATGTCATAATTTCCTTGTAATTTTGAAAGAACATCTTGTGAATTCATGTTATATAATTAAGAGAGATAATTAATTATATAATATTAATTATTTATTTTGCTTTTCTTCCCTTCATGCGTTTTCCGCCTTCTACACGGACGTCCCCTTTCTTCGTAGTAAAATCGAGTTCCCCTTTCTTAGTTTTAGATTTACTTCCTTTCGATACACCAGTTTTAGTTTTTTTGTATTCACCAGATGCAACAGTTAATGCTTTTGTGTAAGAAATTCCATCACGCTTTGCTACTTTCTTTACAAAATCAATCCACTCACTCATTTATATTATTATAAAAGATAATTATTTTTTCTTTTTAATATTACTTGTTTTTGATGTAGATTTATCTTTATTAACTGTGTATTTAAAATTACGCTTTGTTTGTGATGATGTTGTCATATCCCATGCATCTCCATCTTTTTCCCATCTATACCCTTTTTTAGAAATTATTTTATGAAGTTCATCTTTTTTTAATTTAGAATAACCACTGATTTTTAGATCTTTATTATACAATGCTATTAACTTTCTCATAACTGCTACGGGTGGTTTATCCATTTATATATTAATGCAATATTATTATTCTTCTTTATCGTGTTTAACATATTTAGTCTGCTGGGTCTTGACAGAATGCCCCATTTCGTGAGCGAGTTTTTCTTTTTCATCTTTCTCGTGTCCGAACTTTTCTGTTAAGAATATCTTTCTAATCATATCTTCTCTTCCATCA